CCCAAAAGTATTTAACAGCAGTAATCTTATAATCTTCGCTTTTATGTGAGGGCATTCAATATATATATTATGAATAAATATATTGAAAAAAACGGCGTTTTAAATCTTCAAGGGTGTAATAGAAATGTTAAACATGAATATTTATTATTGGATAAAAATATCACAAATGGTTTATTGAACGGATTAAAAGAAAAAAAACCCAATACCGTTATTTTGGATATGTTTATTAAAAGACTTTTAAAATATGTTCATTTAGATGGTAAAAAAGTACTATTTGATGATATTATATGTGTAGATGTATTAACTGCACGTGGGGGTTATTTTCCTTTTTTTCATACTGATATTGAATGGGATACTTTTAAAGATAGTAATGGATTTCAAGTATGGGTTCTTTTAGAAGAAGATGAAAGTATATTACCAAGGGGCAATATGTTTTTATTAGAAACTGATCATATTGAAAATGCAAATATTTTGGAAATTAAAGAAAATGGTATTATTATTAAAGAAAATAAAAGTAAATTATTTCCAAAGATATTAAAAAAATTTAATTCTCTAAAAGAAATAAATCCCAAAATAAGTTATTTAAATGCTAACGTGGGTGATGTTTTTATAATGAATCCATTATTATATCATTGCAGTGATCCTTATAATACAAATTCAAAAAGAAGAGCTATAAATTTTAGAGTTTTATATAAATCAACAAATATTTTAAAAGTATTTAGTCCTGATAATAATTACTCAAAATTAGTAATGGATAAACATAAAGTTAAAATGATTAATAAAGAATATGGTATTTTAAATTTTGATAATAAAAGAGGGAGATATAAAATAATGTAATTACTGGAATTATTTCTCTGAATGAGAATTTGCAAGTCTTGTTTTTAAAAAAATCTATATAAATTATATATAAATAAAAATAATTTATTGATACTTGATGAACCAGAAATTGGTAGTGATCCAGATATATCATAAAAAATACACCTGATACAATTTTAATAATATTAATATAATCAAATTTAATTAGTATATATATGTTACAATTTTTTCAATTATTTCAAGTGGCAATTCTTTTTTATGTGCCATGGTATAATAATAACGTGATTTAATTCTATTCCAGAATTTATTATAATTTTTAATATCTGTGTTTACATTATCCAAAAATTGTTGTCTTTTATATGAAAAAACTGGTCTAAAAATATTATGATCATTAATCAATATATATCCTATGCATAATTCATTGGTATTTAACCAATATGCAGTTCCATTTTTAATCAATGGATGTATATATCTAAGATTATAAACTGATTTACATTTAACCATTATAAATTCATTATTACCCCAATTGTATAATAAATACCATTTTCTATATTTTTCTTTATCCATGTATTTTATATTATTAACATTCTTCTAAATAATCTTCTTTTGCTTTTTTATAAATATCCCATGCAAATTTACTATTTTTAAAACCATTTGTTTTTACCCATTTATCATTTTCTAATGTTTTATAATTTGAAAAGAAATGTTCGATTTTATCAAGTGTTAGTTTAGGAATATCATCAATATCATTAATTCTTTTATACGATTTATCCACTTTATCGGATGGAACTGCAATTATTTTTTCATCTGTTCCCTTTTCATCAATAGTTAATAATACACCGATAATCTTGCAGTTTAATATAATACCAGGTTGTAAAATGTAATCTGTTAATACCAAAACATCTAATGGATCACCATCACCTGCTAAGGTATTTGGGAAATATCCATAATTACCCGGATAAAACATTGATGTATGTAAAACTCTGTCTAATCTCAATAAATTAGTTTCTTTACTAATTTCATATTTTAAATTACTTCCTTTAGATATTTCGATAATTACATCACTTGAAACCAGTGCATAAGATTTGTTTGAATTCATAAATCTTTTTATATAAAAATGTAAAAAGATTTATTTAATTATTAAACGCTATTATTATTCAAATTCATGACTATGTGTATAATTGATTCCAAATGAATTAATTTTTTTTAACGCTTGGTTTTCCGTTTTACAATCCAATATATTTATTTTTTGCTGTGAATTTAATTTATTATTTAATACAATACAAATATATTTCATATAATTTTCACCATTTAAGTTAGTAAAACCTGTTATATTCCTTAAGTTTTTATGTGAGCAAGGATTCATCAAATAAATTTCATCTGACTTATCAGATTTATAAATATTGTTGTCATTAGTGTAATTATCATTCTCTTCATCACTATAACTAATCATATTAATTATATAATTAATAAGAAATTAATTATTTTTAAATCATCTTATAATATATGGACAAAATATCACTATTTGAGGCATTTTATATCTTATATATGTTTTTATTTTTCAAAACAAAATACAGTATACATCATCCATTAGAAATATATATAACTGGATATCATCATAGTTTATTACACCCAATAAATACACAAAATTATGAATCAAAAATATGCCCATTTGGTAAAAATATTATTTGGTTACTATTTTTTTTCTTAATATACAGATCATATTATATTATTCCAAAAATATATTCAAGAATAGTATTATTTATAACAATATTATTATCAACTATGAATATGAATGCTTTTGTTTATTTACTACCTTATTATATAATTGAATTATACATATTAAATTAATTATAACAATAATTATAACAATAATTATAACAATAATTATAACAATAGTTATTTTATAATTTAAATTTATAAATAATATTTGTAAATAATATATGAAACTATTTGGTTTTGACGTAAAAGGGATAAATTTATCTAAGGTAAAATATGCAATTGGTTGTATTGTTTTTTTTACTTTTATGTATTATACATGTAAAGATAAAGAATTTGCTGGATTTCTTAATTCAGAAGCAAGAATATATACAAATGATGATAAAATTAAATATGCAATATTTAAAAAATATAAAAATGATAAAAATGATTATATTACATTAATTGAATTTTTAAATATTCCAATAAAATTAAAAAATAGAGAATATTATTATTCAAAAATATATAATTTAAATAAACAAATGATTAATAGAATATTATTTTATTCATATGACACAAATAACAATGGTAAGATTGATCTAAAAACCTTTTTAGATATACCAATTAAAACAGATCTTATAACTTCAATTAAAACTAATAAAATAGAATTTCCTTATCAAAGTAAAATTGAAATGGGTCAAGCAGTTGTCACATTTTTTGATAGATTATATTATTCAGTTGTTACACAAACTACATTAGGAACAGGTGATATATTTCCAGCATCAAGAAAAGTTAGAATATTGTCAATGTTACAAGCACTAAGTACAATATTTATTTTACTTGTTGATTAATGATTTATTCCAATCTTCTAATGTATCTATATCATTTGTTTCATTACTATTCATAACAAATGGATATATATTAAAACCAGTTACAGAATTATATTTATTTATAATTTCAGATTTGATAATGTCTATATAACCATTATGTAAATAAGTATCTGGTAAAATTTGTCTACATTGATTATATGGTTCATCTATATTATCAATTTTTTTAAATAATGGAATTAATTTTTTATCTTTTATTTTATACATTTTAAAAGGTGATTTCTCAAATTTAACAACTGTTCTCAATGAATCATATTTATCCTTATTATTAATCATTATATTAATTGTTTCATCTAATATTTTTATATTTCTATTTGGATAAGTAGGTCTAAGTTGTACTATTAAATCAGGTACCTTTTTATTATTTTCTGTACACCAATCAATATGAAATTTTAAATACTCAAAATCAGTTGATAAATCTAATGATATTTCTTCTGGTCTTAAATATGGAACTAATGCACCGTGTGATTCAGCTATTTTTTTATATTCAGAAGAATCTGTTGAAACAATTACTTCATTTATATATTTAGATTCAATTGCGATTTCAATTGAATGTACTAATAATGGTTTATCATTATACATTTTTATATTTTTATTTTTTATGCCTTTTGATCCAGATCTGGCCGGTATAATTGCTAAAATGTACATATTTATATAATATACAATAGGTTTTAAATAAAAATAAATTATATAAAATAATATTAAGTCATAGATGAATATAAGATGTCCTTTTTGTAGATATAATATAAATAAACAGATATTTAGGAACCATTATCATCATTGTTATTTAAAATATTCATTAATGTATATTCAATATTTAAATAAAAATAAATACAATCCTTATCAGTTTAGAACAAAAAATACAAAAATTAGTGATAATAGATATAAAAATAATAGATATAAGAATAATGAAAAAATGAATGATAATAGATATAAGAATAAGAATATTAAAAATAATGAAAAAATTAGTGATAATAGATATAAAAATAATAGATATAAGAATAATGAAAAAATGAATGATAATAGATATAAGAATAAGAATAATAAAGAAAAAATTAGTGATAATAGAAATAAAAATAATAAAAATAATAAAAATGTGAATAATAAAAAAATAATAAGATACAATAAATATTTAGAATTAAATTACAATTATAATAATAAAGAATATGAAAATATGTTTTCAAATTTATTATACAATAAAAGAGTAGTTATAGTTGGCCCTTCATCTACAATTGTTAATAGTAATCAATGCGAATATATAGATAATTGTGATGTTGTTATTAGATTAAATAGAGCAGTACCTATAAATAAAAAATTGATAAAGGATATTGGTTCAAAAACAACAATAATATATACAAATTTAGATAATAATAGTGATAGTACAAAACATATAAATTTCAAAAAATTTATTAAAAATAATATAAAATTTATTTGTTCACCATATCCACCTATCGAACCATTTAAAAAGGATATTGATAAATATTTAAATCAAAAATATCAATTACCATTTCATCATTTTCCATTTAACGATTATCTTAAAATTAAATCAGTTTTAGGATGTAGACCATATACAGGAATGAGTGCTATACTAGATATACTTAGATACAAAATTAAATCATTATATGTAACAGGAATTGATTTTTATGCAAATGATTATTATAAAGAATATAGAAGTAAAGATACGTACAATTTAAATTATATTAGAAATAATAAAATTCATAATTCAAGAGCACATTTAAATTTTATAAAATATATGTCATTAACAAATGATAAACTAATATTAGACCCACCATTAAAAAATATTATATATAAAAGATACAATTATGTATTTAATAAATTATATAGTTTATTATCAGGTTGTTGTTTCAAAAAGAAAATAGAAAAAATAAAAACAAGTAAAAAAATACATATACTATTTAATTCCAAAAAAATAAATGAAATTAATAATATCGAAGATTCTTTTAAAATATTAATATATCCAAATAAATTTAAACAAATAAATAAATTTAAATTTGATATAGTAGTTAATTCATCAAATGATAATATAGATAATCTAAATTATATTAATGAAATTAAAAACAATGATTTTACAAATAAATCAATTAATAAGATTATAAAACAATTTAATGATATTAATATTAAAATATCAAATAATTTTATTTTATTATTACTTATAATATTGGAAACAAAATTAAAAAATAATATTAATATATACGGTTTAAGTTTAAAATCATTTAATTCACTTGAAGAGAAATTATTCTTTAGATATTTAGATAAAAGAAATATAATTAATCATGTTAACTAAATTTGATAAATTATTAAATATATTTGGAATATTTAAAATTGAGTATTATGAAAATAATAATAATAATTGCTTAATATTTTGCAATAAATATGTAAAATTAAGAATTAAATATTTATACACACTTTTTGTGTTTATAATATTATCATTAAAATCCTGTTTTTTATTAAACTATGCTATAAATGAAAATAAAAATTATGTATATTCAATTATTTTATTTTCATTAGTAAGTCCATTAAATTATATACTTGGATTTATATATATATGTCATAATCATTTTCATAAAGTTTTTTTGGATATAATTTTAAATAAATATAAAATTGATTATTGTATATCAAAAGAAAAGAATTTAATTATTTCAATATTAACTACATCATTATTATTTATAATATTTAATTTAATAACAATATTTACAGGTACAGATGAGAGTCAAAATTATTACATAGATAATGATAATACAATATTAAAAATATTTTACATAATTTATATTGTAATATATACAATATATTCAAGAATAATAATTTCAATGAATATGCATATTTTTTATTTTGTATTTTGTAAACATTTAAAAGATATTAAATATCAAACAAATGAATTAGACGAAGTAGAGAGTTGGACAAATAGTCAAACAAAAGTTGCAGAATTATGTCATAATTTAATTGAACTAAGATATGAATTAAGTGTATCAATTAGTAAATTAGGTAGAATATATATATGGCTTACAATTTTAGGTTCCTTTGGAATTGGATTAGCTATTCATTTTAAAAAATATGATACAACAATTATATCGAATATTTTTATATATATCATATTACAATTAATATTTTTATCAATAATTAGTATAGTAGGTAAAAATAGACAAAAACTATGTGACATTATTCATACGCCAGGATTTTCAATGAAATATATATTGAGAGATAATAATGCATCTGAAACAATTGAAAATATGATAACATTAGAGAATGATACTATTATAACAATTAAAGAAATAATGAGTAATAAAAATATTAAGATTATAAATTGTGATAATGAAATAGATAATAATGATATAGAGTTATATGAAACAGATATGAAAGAAACAAAAAAAAATAGTAATATAATAAAAAAAATGTATAATAATGTAGAGCAAAGTGGATCATCAATTGATTGGTTAATATTAAATAATATATTGAATAATAAATGGACACATATTGATTTATTTGGAATATCATTTGATGATGGTTCAGGAATATCAAAATCAATAGCATTAACAACAACAATAATAGCAATGTTAAATTATATATTTAATTTATTTATTTAATTTATTTATTTAATTTATTTAAAATAAGTTTATGTATTTAAAAAAAACTAAATAATAGAATATATGAATAAAAGAATTCATTTAGGAATTATACCAGATGGAAATAGAAGATGGTGTAAAAGTAAAGGTAAAGAAATTAATTATTTAATAAATTATTGGTTTAAGAATGTTTTTTTAAATGAAATTAAAATATTAAAAGATATAATCTATAATGAAAACTTTGATGAAAATTATAAAGATTTATCAAAAATTAAAGAAGTAAGTATATATTTAATAACAGCAGATAATATTAATAAAAGACAGGATGTAAGTACACAAATAGTTTTTACATTAATTGAAAAGTTATATCATATGATTAAAAACGATTTAACAACAGAATTATCAATATTTAAATATTTAAAGATTGATATTATAAAATCAGAATGTTTAATACCACATAATATATTATTAATGATAGAAGAGATAAAAGAATTAACAAAATTTAATAAAACTATGTTATTAACTGTTGGAATTGGATATGATCCAAACAAAGATTTAGAAAATATAATACAAAATGGTGAAAGAGATCAGACAGATATAGATTTAGTATTTCGATCAGGTGGTGAAAAAAGATTATCAGGATTTTTTCCATTTCATACAATGCATAGTGAATTAGTATTTGTTGATAAACTGTGGCCAGATATAAGATTAAAAGATATAAATGATGCTGTTATTGAATATGAAAGAAGGGATAGAAGATTCGGAAAGTAATTTAAAAAGTAATTTAAAATTTACATTCTTTTTTCTTATGATGATAATCTTTTAATTTAAACATTTTCATTCTTATAATTTTTGGCCATAACTCCACAAAATTATTTTTCAATATTTTATGTTTATTTACATATTTAATAATTTTGTTACCTTCAATCTGTTCTTCTTCTTTATTTTTATAGGGGTCCATATGTATATAATAAATATAATCGCATATAAATATTTTTTTAAATTCTGAAAAATTACACAGTAATTGATCAAACATAACCCCTGATTTAAATTTTTTCATTAAATCAATATTTTTTCTATATTTATCTAAAATTTGACGTTTTATAATATATCGACCATCTTCAACAAAATTAGTACATTTAATATATTTATCTTTTAATGGACTAATTTGAACCATTTGTGCCCAATATGTATATTCTAAAATAGTTTTGTAAGTTTTTATTAAATCAGTTGGTAAATATTTTTCCAATTTCCAAAAATTACCATTTACCATTTCAATATTTTTATAATAAAATGTTATTACTTTTTTTACAATTTTATGATCAGTATTTTTAATTCTTATACTTGGTGCTAAAATATTAGCATCTAATTTAGTAGCTAATTTAAATAATTTAGATATATCCATACCACTAATTTTATTATCGTTATCTAATATAAATATATAATCATAATATGATATTAAATTTAATTGAAAAATATGATAATAGTGTGTCATTTTCTTACCATATAAATGTAAATAAAAATCAGAATTTATTTTAAAATATTCATCATCTACTTTTTCATTAGGTTCATAATAAACTAAAAATAAATCATAATTTTTACCTGAATAGTTCCAATCGCATAATTGATGTTGTGATCTTTTTCCAACGGACGATATAAGTAAATATTTTTTGTATTTATGTTTATGTGTTTGTGTTAGAATTTCTTTATTTATTAATTTTTGTAAATTTATTAAATTTGTATTAGATTTATTCATATTCATAGATTCATTATAAATTTTGTTCATATTTATTCTATAATTATATATTATATATAATTATGGAATTAAAAATAAATAAATCATATGAAGAATATCTTAAATATAGAAATATTATAATTATATGCGCAGGTGATAATTCTTTGCATCATAAAAAAAAATGGTTTTCAAAATCAAGACAATATGTTTTATGTATTAATTATTATGGTGATTCAGAAGAAATACACGATATCTATAAAAAGAATAGTGATATTTTTGTTGCATCAAAAGGTCCAAAATGGGTTATAATTAGAAATATATTATTAAATAGAAAGGTAAATTTAAAAATTTTAAGAGATTTTAATTTTATAACCTTTCCTGATGATGATTTAGATATATCTGTGTCAAAATGGAATAAACTATTTAAAATAGGTAAAAAATATAAATTAGATTTATTTCAACCAGCACTCATTGATAATGGTCGTGAATATATTACAAAATCACATGAAAATTTAATAGTACACCCAGAATGTAAATTAAGATATATTAATTTTGTAGAAGTTATGGCGCCAATCTTTTCACAAAAAACTTTACATAAATCTCTAAAAATATTATGTGATCCAAAAATCAAATCTGCTTGGGGTGTTGATTATGTTATTGCCCAACATGTTCTTAATTTTAAAAAAATTGCTGTTATAGATTCTGTTACAATGATTCATACACGACCAAGAGGAAAGATATCAAATGCAATGGGTTCATCTTTTTATAAAACTTTTCAAATTGATCCATTCAAGGAAATGGAATATTTTTTAAAAAAATACAAAGTATCTAAATTTAAACAAAAAACATTCAAATGTATTAAAAATTAAAAATCATCAATGTATATAATATTGTTTGTATTTTGATTTACAAAGTAAGATCTAATTACAGTATCTTTGTTTTTAGAATCATTTGTTGTAATATTTCTATCAATTAATTTAAATTTAAAATTACTAAATTTATTTCTAATTTCCCTAATCGTAATGATATTATAATTACAGTGAATACCACTTACGTATTTATCTTTATTATTACTTTCAAATTCTGGCTTATACATAAAAATTGCATCACATTCATTTTCTTCATATGTCTTTATATCGCCGTCATTTGCCTTAAATTTAACAGAATATTTTTTATTAATATCAATAATTTTACCTGGATAATGTTTACTTCTTGATCTTGTGAATTTTTTTTCCCAAAATGCTCTAATTTTACCATTATTTGATAAACTAAATATATATTTATTTACAATATCTGAACCATCATAAATAACGTCATTATTATTATGATATGAAGGTGGTTGTATACAATAATAAATCATCTGATTTGTAATTTTATTAAATAAACATTTATTATCAATTGGAAGAACATTATTATTATTACCTGATTTGATATATTCATATATATGATTAAATATTTCACCAGTACAATCTAAATAATATTTTCCTTCAATACAATTATTTTTGAAATTATTTGATAAAAATGCTTTAAACCAATCTGAATTATCAGTTAACAATGTTTTTCTAACAATAAATTCTTTTTTATCAAAACATATTATATTAATAAATTCTACATCTTCTGAATAATCTGTTTCAAGTATATCGATAACTTTCATCATCTTATCACAATATTCTTTTGCTTCTCTTTTACTCTTATTACAACTTATATTACATTCATCTGTTTTGGCAGTACATTCTTTATTAGTTTTATTAAGAAGTTCTTGACACTCTTTTTCAACATTAACTTTTTTATCAGATAATTCTTCCAATAACTCTTCGCGTACAGTGTCTTTAATTTCACACTTTAATTTTGCTATCGTTGTTAAGCTCATTTTATTATCAATAAATAATAATAATAATATTTATTTAAATATTATTATATGTATAAATAATAAATGGAATCATTCGAATTTATAGAATTCCAAAATTTTGATATAGTTAAAAAATATAAAACGAATTTTAACTATATTAATGTAAATAATATAGATTCTGACACAAGTCTGGACACAAGTCAAGACACAAGTAAAGACACAAGTCTGGACACAAGTCAAGACACAAGTCAAGACACAAGTCAAGACACAAGTCTGGACACAAGTCAGGACACAAGTAAGATATATATTGCAATTGATGACTTAGAAAATAAAGAATTAAAAGATTTAAAAGAAGTATTTAAAATAGATGAAAAAATAGAAAGATTCATAAAGTTTAATTTAGAAAAATGGTATATGGATATAAAAGATACTTTTGAAAATTCAAAAGTAATATGGACTCAATTTGTAAATGATTTTAAAAGATCGTTTGTATCATGTAATGGTAATAAAATTGAGACCCCATTTCAAATAATGGATTATTTTGATTTTAAAAATACTGAAAATATTGAAATTATTTTAATGACATGCACACAAGCAACCCTCGGTTTTGCATTTGAAGTAATACATTATGATTTAAAAAATTATGAAGATATACATCTTGCTGAATTATCATATCAAACAAAAAATGATAATTCTAATTTGAAAATAAATTTTAATATTATTGACGAAGAAATAAAGTTTATAATTGAAAAAAAATTGCGTGTATTTGAAATAATAGACGGTGATGATTACACAATATCTATTGTAACAATTTTAATAGAGTTTAAAGTTGGTGATGAGTTTGGTTTATTAAATATTATGTATATTCCTGTTTGATATTTATGGATCAGATTCATGTAACTATTTTTAAAATACCACCTTCTTGGTATATATCACCTTTTTTTGATCCATTATCTGGGATATCCTTAATATGTAGCTTTCCTGAAATTGTTGTATCACCATTATATGATACTTTAAATGCATCATTATAAGTTGTAGTATTATTAGCACCATCATTATTACCATTACCAATTACAAATAAAGAATTAGGATCAACAATATTAAATTTACCAATAGCAGTGGAACCGTCTCCACTAGCTTCTGTACCTTCACCCATAGTGGTGGATGCATAACCAGAAGCTTTTGTAAATACACCCATAGCGGTGGAAACCCCACCGGAAGCTATTGTAGATTGACCCATTGCGGTGGAAAGTTCCTTGTAAGCTTTTGTACCATAACCCATAGCGGTGGAATAATCACCGGAAGCTGTTGATAGATAACCCATAGAGGTGGAACCGTTACCGTGAGCTGTTGTTTTATAACCCATAGCGGTGGAAGTATCACCTCGAGCATATGTATTATTACCCATTGCGGTGGAAGTATCACCTAGAGCATATGTACCAAAACCCATAGCATTGGAAGCTTCTCCAGAAGATCTTGTTTGATTACCCATCGCGGTGGAATAATCACCAGTTGCGCCCGCCGGGTACTTAGTTGCTTGCGCCTCCATCGCCGCCACCTCTTCCGGTGTGGTTGAAGAAGTCTCAATTTGCCATGGTAACGGCGGAATTTTTACATCTTGTATTGACAAATCAAGTGCATTATCACCAATATTACCGTGATAACTAAGTTTATTAGGTGATTCATCGTGCTTATCGGTTAATATGTAACCAGCCTTTTCTTTAATAAGGCCAATATTGTTAGAATTAGTGGTATCACTATTTAATGTAGTACTGTATCCAGTAACGAATGAATCAATTACTTTAATATCCACACCGAAACCATTTTCTTTTAAGAAAGCTGCATCCAACGTGAGTCATTTTCGTATCACCAACTGTTAATTCTAATTCAAGACCATTAATCAAATTAACAAAAGGTTTCATGTTATCATCTAATTCATTAAAAAAATTATTAGATTCAATAACAGATATATCACTAGAATAATGTTTTAAATTACCATTACCCAGGCTACTATTAGATAAAGTATGTCTAAAAGTATCATCAGTCGATAAAGTTTCATCAATACCGATTAAACAGACTAAAAGATTTTGTCCTTTAAAATAAACACGTAATTGATCAAATGCATCATCAATTTCATTTTCATTAAAGTTTTTAGTTGTAAAATCTTTTAAATCAAATATAGAATTATTATTAGAATTATTATTAGAATTATTATTAGAATTTAATTCTAATTTTTTTACTCTTTTTAATAAACAATTAATTAATTTTGCTGTTCTGCTGTCCATATAATATAATATAATATAATATAATATAATATAATATAATATTTTTATATTATAATATTTAAATATAATTTTAACTATTATATATAAATGGATGAATGGGTATGTTATATAATTATTAATAAAAAATCTTCTTATGTTGGTGTCACAAATAATGCTATTAAAAGATTGAGAGCACATAATGGTGAAATATCTGGGGGAGCAAAATACACTAGAAGTAAAGGACCTGGTTGGGAACACGTTTGTATTATTCATGGTTTTCCAACTAAAATAGAATCGATGCAATTTGAGTGGGCTTTAAAACATGTTCCACCAAGGAAAGCATCTGGAATTAAAAATAGAATTAAAAAATTAATTTTATTATTAAATAAAGAACGTTGGACAAGTAAATCACCACTGGCTGAAACAATGCCACTTATAATTGAATGGATAAAACCTGAATATAAACCAGATATATTAGATTTACCAATATACATTGATCATACCAAAATATATTAATTACATATATATGAATTAATTATATTAAATATATATATATATATGAAAATAAAAAAAATTCAAAATGAAAATGAATATAAATATATGCGTTTTACGCAAGAAAACATTACACCTCTAGAATGGATTAATCGTGATGCTTTTATTTTTAAGAAATGGATTAATAGCAGTACAGATAGTCTACATCCATTTAATTTTGATAATAACATTTATCAATATACAAGATTTATAGTAAAAGCAAATGTACTTCAATGGATTAATAAAGATTCTTTTTATTTTAAAAAATGGTTAAATAATAAAGGTAATCCCCCACCTTTGTACATAGATGATGATATTATTTTTGATTATGTTATAATTGGTGCTGGTCCAGCTGGAATAATGAATGCACGTAAACTATCAGAAGATACAAGTAAAACAATATTATTGATAGATAAAGGTAAAAGTTTAGAAGATTATAAAGATACTTTCGCAGATCCATCTAATCAAATTAGAGGAACTTTATCAAATTCATTTAATTGGCAAACAATAGGTATTGGTGAATATGGATATAGTATTCCTGGTAAAAATACAGATGTTCCAAACAGAGATGTTAATTTATCACTAGGCATCGGCACAGGTGGTGGAACATTACACTTTGGTTTACAATATATAGATAATATTGTTGATAAAAGTAATAAATTTTATAAAGATTGGAAAAAGAGTGAAAAAAATTATTTTAGTATTGTAAATGATATAATTAATCCATATAAATATAATTATGATAATCAAAATAATATTCCGACAAAAGGTTATGTTGATATAAAAAATAAGATAGATGAAACAGATGAAATAGATTATTATAATAATAAAATATATTCAAAAGAACCCACAGGTATAGAACCCACAGGTATAGAACCCACAGGTATAGAACCCACCGGTAAATTTCAAGCTGAAAGAATAAATGTAGGTGATATTTTAAATGATAAAGAAAATGTATTTATTGTTAATGATACTGAAATCAATTATATTAATCTAAATGAAGAAAATAATATTGATTATTGTACTGATACATCTGGAAATAAATATTATGGAAATAAATTTTCATTATGTTTGGGTGCTATACAAACACCTATATTACTTCTTAAAAGTGGTATAGGTCCAAATTTAAATAAAGATCTACCAAAAGTAGGTCAAACTTTATATGATCATGCAGGATTTGTAACAACATATGGTAAATTTGGATCAGTAGATAATCCTGGTGATAGCACATCTACAAAATATAACCAAGATGATATTGATAACATTAAATCTTTACAATTAGGTGAAGAAGGTTTTAAAATTTTTGATATAAATTCAAATGATAATAATTACGAAAATCTTAGTGATACAGAATATAACCAAACTAATGTATCAATGACTGCAATTTTTAAACATACTAAATTAACAGATAGTCAATTAACTGATGCTAGTAATGGAAATAAACCAACTGGTTCAATTACTTTAGGAAATGGAATAAATTATGTTTATAATATGGGTAATTATTGGAATAAAGAACTTGATGACTCGAATCAACATCCGGGTAAATCTCTATATAGTAAATTATTAACAAATTCATATAATCTTACGAATGTTTTAAGTGGTCGACATGGAAATGATTATAGTAGGTTATATCCAGGTGGAACTAATAATTGTAAATTAATTGGAATCTACAAAGATTCATTTAGTGAATCAAGTACAGACATCGAACAAATTGATTTGGATTTTAAAAGTCATAAGGTTTTACAACATGCTCAAACACGTGATCCTAATTTAAAATGGCAAACATATTATTCAATAATACCTGGTTTAGAAAATTTATTGATAGTTACACATTCACAAAGTACAGATATATCTGATGGGGGAAAAGTTGAATTAGATTCAAATGGTGATACAAAAATTACATTAGATCATTTTTCAAATGAAGATGATCGCGATGGAACAAACATATATAATTCATTTATTAAAAATAATGAAATATTAACATCAGATGAACTTGGATATTTTTTATTACAACCATCACCTGAATTAAATGTTTTAAAACAAGGTTATATGTCAATATATCATTATCATGGTTCTTGTAAAATAGGAACAGATAAATCTAATTCTGTTGTTAATTCAAACTATAAAGTTCATGAAATATATAATTTATATATAGGTGATATTTCAGTTTTACCAAAACCGTGGGGTGGATCTACAAGTGTACCTGCATTAATAACTGGTTATATATGTGGTGAAAATATGTTAAAAAATACCGTATAAATTATCTATACTATCAATTACATAATCTGCATCATTTAAAAATTCTGTATCAAGATAATTGCCTGTTTTTACTGCAACAGTTGCACCACATTTTGAATTTTTACCTAATTGTATATCTGTGACACTATCACCAACTATCATTATATTATCGGTAGGCAGATTAAATTTATTTGATAAAAAGTTTATTGATTCTGGATCAGGTTTGGGGTTGAATATATCATCTGATGTAATAATTTCATCAACATAATTATTTAAATTATATTTGTCCATCATTAAATCTGTATTTTTTAAATTATCTAATGTATTTATGGTAATATTTATATTTTTTTCTTTTAAATAACCAAATAATTTTGATATATTAGCCAAAGACTCAATTTCATTAGTATCATTGTATATGAATTCATGATTATTATTAATTAATGCATATGATGAGTCCTCATTTGCTTGATCTGTATTTCTAAATATAATTTTATTAATCTCATTTTTTATTTCCTCTTCATTTTTAATTGCAAATATACTATCTGATCTCAATCGCATTTTAATTGGATCAAAACCTAATTCTTTATTTAAATCAATATTATCAGAAATACAAGGTTTAATATATTCAAGATAATTTTTTATCATTGGGGCAAAAAACTTATTTTGATCAATTAAGGTACCATCTTTGTCAAAAACAATTAATTTAATATTACTTAACTTAATATTACTTTTAACATTTTTTAATAATGAAGTAAATACCATGTAATTATATATATATATATATATAAATAATTTGAATATATAGTTATTATTATAATAAAATATATGCGTGGTCATTGTGAATTTAATAATTGTTACTGTGATGAATATCATGGATTAAACGACAGATGTTTATTATGCCGACATGGTAGATGTTGGCATAAGAATATAAGAAATAAAAATTTTAAAAAAAAAATAAATAATATTAATCAATTTATTAGCCCTAGATCATCTGCACACAAACCAACATATGTGTTTGTATTTAATGGTTCAAGAGTAAGAGCTACACCTGTTATAACATATGTAACCGCCACACCTGTTGTAAATTATCCAACACCACGTGTATTTGCTTATGCAACAGCTATACCAGTAGATATACCAGTAGATATAGATAATCTAGAAGAATATTGTAGATCATTAGATTCTTTACCAGTATAAAATAATAAATATAATTTATACAAAATAAATTTATTGATATATTATATATGAATAAATTATTAAAAGATTTAATCCCAAAAGTTTTAGCTGATAACAATAATCCAAGAAAAAAAAATGAAATAATAAATTTATTAAATAATGGAAATTGGACAAGTATACCAGTTAATGGTAATATAATTAAACTTGTCAAGTTTTATCAAAAATTAAAATGGTTTAATCTGAATAAAGCTTGTGTACCAAAAGTAACCTGGAATGCTGTTGATAAACCTAATTTATGTGATTATAATGTAAAAGAATTATTTAGAGAAGTTAATGATTTAAAAAACTATCTTGGTCATGTTATTAATGTATGTTTTGGATTTCACCAAGCAATAAAGAAATATTACTATGATAAATTTAACAGAAATATTATAAATCATTGTTTAATTGATGTTTATAAACCAACTGAGGAATGTAAATAATTAACTACTACATGATTCACAAACACTAGGATTCTCCAAATCATATCTATTTGTAGTATCAATTGTTTTTTCTGAACTTTTTAATGTTGGATCAATTGTAAACTGTTGTGCCTGTACTTTTGGCCTACTTCTAATATAATAACTACCAGTCTTTAATCCTTTACTCCATCCATAGAATAATGCACTACTAAGTAGTTTATAATTTGGCTCTTCAAAAAATAGATTTAAACTCTGTGTTTGACAAATGTATGGACCTCTATCAATTGATTGTTGAATAATTACTTTTTGTTTAATTTCCCATGCTGTTTTATACAATGCTTTAATATTTTCTGGTATTCCATCAATATTTTGAACACTACCATTATTAGCAATAATCATATTTTTAAGATCATTGTCCCACATATTTATATCAGTTAGATCTTTAATTAAATGATTATTAACAATTACAAAATCACCAGCAATTGTTCTTCGCGTATAAATATTACTGGTATATGGCTCAAAACATTCATTATTTCCAAGAATTTGTGAAGTAGATGCAGTAGGCATTAATGCAAGTAGCAAACTATTTCTAACACCATTCTCAATAATATCTTGTCGCAATGCATCCCAATGATGTCTATCAGTCTTTTCAACACCCCATAAATCAAATTGAAATTGTCCATTTGATAATGGACTTCCTTGAAATGTACTATATGCACCCTCTTCTTTTGCCATTTGACATGATGTTTTTAAACCAGCATAATAAATTGTTTCAAATATTTTTTTGTTTAAATCCATTGCTTCTGGGGAATCAAATGGATATCTCATAAGAATATAAGCATCTGCCAATCCTTGAACACCAAGTCCGAGTGGACGATGTCTCTTATTTGATAATTCAGTTTCAGGTACAGGATAATAATTAAGATCGATTACTTTATTCAAATTTCTTACTGCAATACTAACAACTTTTTCAAGTTTGTCAAAATTAAAAAATTTATTATTTTTCAAGAATTCAATTAAATTATCATAACCGCCAATATATTGATCATTAAAGTAAATCTGTGGAACTTTATTAATTTCAATATTTTGTTTATCACTCATCTCTTTATAAAAATGTTGTCTTACATCATCATTATCCAGTGAAACATATTCAAAATCTTTATATTCATCAATACTTGATAAAACACTTTTACTCATTCTACAATATTTACATGATGTTTTTCCATAAATTTTAAATACACCTGGTTTGTAATTAACAAATTTTGAAAGACCAATACTAGCAAGTGTGCAACAAGCATACTCTTTATCGTCTGAATATTCTAGAATTTCTGAACAAAGATTAGATGATTTAATAGTTCCAATATTTTTTTGATTTGATTTACGATTACAATGATCTTTAAATAAAATATATGGGGTTCCTGTTTCAATTTGTGATTCAATAATACCTTTCCAAATTTGTTGTGCAGGAACCTGACTTTTATACATTTTTTTATCTTCATATTCTTGATAAAGTTTATTAAAATCTTCACCATAAACATCATTTAATCCTCTACATTCATCCGGATCCATTAATGACCACGTCTTATTTTCTTTTACTCTTTTCATAAAAAGATCAGATAACCAAACAGCCAAGAATAAATCTCTGGCTCTCTCTTCTTCATTACCATGATTTTTACGAAGTTGTAAGAAATCCATAATATCTGGATGATGTGGTTCTAGATAAACTGCAATTGAACCATTTCTTTTACCACTTTGGTTAACATATTTGGCAGTTTCATTATATACTTTTAACATTGGAATAATACCACTAGAAATTCCATTCGTTCCTCTAATGCATGTATTTTTGCTTCTAATATTACTAACATGAATTCCAATTCCACCTGCCCATTTTGAAATTTTAGCACAATCTGTTATATTTTTATAAATACCATCAATTGAATCATCAGTTCCTAATAGAAAGCATGATAATAATTGTGGTCTAGGTGTCCCGGAATGGAACAATGTTGGTGTAGCATGTGTGAAATATTTATTAGACATCATATCATATGATTGAATTGCTTCTTTAATATTATCCTTATGCAATCCAACAGATACCCTCATGAACACGTCTTGAATTCTTTCAATAATTTTTCCATTTTTTTTCATTAAATATGCCCTTTCAAGTGTTTTATATGAAAAATAATTAAAATTGTAATCTCTTTGATAATCAATAACATCGTTTAATTTCTCTTTATTATTCATAACAACTTCATAAACATCTTTTGCTATTAGTGGTGAATGTTCACCATGAATATCTTTATGGTGATATAAAACATAAATTTTTTCACTAAATGATGGTGAAGTATTTTTATGACTGTTTGAAATAATTATTCTTGATCCAAGAACACCATATTCAATATTTTCGGTACACATAGATGTACATATTTGTGCAGCTAGTTCATCTAATTCAGATGTTTTAACACCATCATAAATTCTACTACATACTTTCTGTGCAATTATTATTGGATCAATATTTAAACCACTGCATAAATATTTTATTCTATTTTTTACCTTATCAAAGGATACTTCCTGGTTTTTTCCATTTCTTTTGAATACTTGCATATTATACTTCTTAATATTATTCATGGGATACTTTTAAATATATTATTGTAATATATAAAATTTATAGATTTTAATTTAAATATAATTAATAAAAAATATTTTTATTGATAATTATAAGATAAAATTTGTAATTAAATTTAAATATCTAGAAAAATAAATTTTATAATTTTATTTACAATAAAAGTATAAATAAATATTTAATATTTCAAACTAGGATGACATTTAATTCTCCATTTACGTGAATAAACTATGTCTAAATATTTTTCACCAATTTTATTTATTAATGCTCTTGTTTTAATTCCACTGAAATCAACAATTGGACACATTTTTTCTGTATATTTATTTGATGGTCCACCGCAAATTCTATGTGGATTCCAACTATCTCTTAAAGAACCATCTGGATATTCCATACAATATATAATATCAATACCACCAGTTCTATTAATAAAGCAATTATGATTTCTTGGTCTTAATTTAAATAATGTTTTAATTCCACTAGGTACATTTTTAATAATCTCATATTCTTGATTATTTAATTTAATTATTCTTGTTAATTTATTATTAAAACCACTTGAATATTTTTTTACATTAATTGGTTTACCCGATTCCCATAATTTATTAATTTTAACTATATCTTTTCCTCTAACAATTACATCAACGTCATCGTCCCATGGAATAATATTTTTATTCCAATAATATCCCATTAAACTACCACCATGCAATGAATATATAATATTATTTTTTTCAGCATATTTATGAAAGACATCTAATGTATTTATTAATGTTTTCATTAATATTGGTAATGTTTTTGAAAATACACTTATTTGTTGATGTTTTGTAAGTGCATTTCTTGGAAAATAACAATCATTTATACAAATTATTTCTTTTTTATTATTCATTATAGATAATATATATATTATTTATAACATTATTTATAACAAAATTAAACAATTTTTATAATTTATGTTTTACATTTATTTATATCAGTAATATATGGTTTTGAATTTGGTTCTTTTTCATATCCAATTATATATTTACATGGTACATTTGATTTAATTAAATCATTTGAATTCATATTATCATTTTCAGATATTGCCTTACACGTATAACAAAGTGCTTTACCATTTTCAATACCTTTAATAAATTGTTTAGTTCCTTTTTTTGTTTGGTACATATATGGTAAACCAGTTTTACTTGGGTCCATAGAAACACTGTATTTTAAGTTAAGTATTTTGTTATCAAATTTATTCTTTGCTTTTTTACCATCATAATCTTTAATTTTATCTGTTTCTTTTGGTTCAACTTTATTACACCCCTTTGGACATGTGTATGGATTCATAACTGATTTCGGAATAAAGTTTATTGCTGCTGCTTTTGCAAAACCTCTTGTAGTAGCATCAGATAAAGCAGATATGTTTTCTGCAGCTATTTTTGCACTTCCTCTTTGTGTAGTGTAAAGATAATAAACAAAAATTAAAGAAAAACTTATTATTCCAATTAAAATAAATCCTTTATTAGACATTCTATTTGATATTCTTAAAAAATTTAATAACGTAATTATTATTGCCCAAAACAGAGTTAATTTAAGTAAAGATATCATATTAGCCTTTCTAGTTGCTTCTCTGTTGTTTATCATAATAATTTTATTTTTATTCATTATATTTTGTGTTTTATTTGAAATATTATTATAATTTTTATAAAATAATCTATTATATTCTGCTAATAAATTATTATTTATGTTTACTTTTTCATTTGTAATTTTGTTAAATACATTATCGAAATATTTAATATCATTGTCAATATTGTTTTTATTTTTTAATATACTTGACATATATAAAATACAGAGATTAAAATTAAAACTGATTATTTAAAATAATTATAGGATACTAATAAAAATATAATTAATGGAATAACTATTGTAATATAAGAATACATTAATTTTTCTTTATAGATATTTTTATCTTGTTTTACTTGTAACATTCTTTCACGAGAGGCAATTAATTTCTCTTTATTTTTTAATTCTTTATTTATTTCCTTACTAAGTTTAGAGTAATGTTTTATTTGTTCATTTGTTTTTTTTAAATATTTCATATCAATATTTATTGATTCTTTAATATTATCTGGAATATTATCTGGAATATTATCTGGAATATTATCTGGAATATTATCTGGAATATTATCTGGAATATTATCTTGATGGTCAATAATATTTTTAATATTTTTTCTCAAATATGGAGAACTACCTTTATTTTTATATACACTAGCTAATTCATTTAAATTATTATTCATCTATATTTATAATCAATAAATTTATTTATTAAAATAATAATAAGAAACAATAATTATTAATATTAATGTTAAGATAATTGCAATATATGTATATATTAACTTTTGTTTATAGATATTTTTCTCTTCACTTATTTCTAACATTCTTTTTCTAGTTAAAATTAAATGTTTTCTATCATTAATTTCTTTTTGTATTCTATTATTTCTATTTTTTTTTTCTTGCAGATTCGTATTATTTATATTTACATTTTGATTAGCATTTTTAATTTTTTCTATCTTATTACTAGAATCTGCGTCTTGTTTTTTATCTTGAAGTGCTGTAAACATATTAATAATATGTTTGTTATTTTTATGAATAGTGTTGTGTAAATCTAAATCCTTTTGTTTAACAGGTAAATCTGTAAATAAAAGGGGTGACCCCCCAATACCGTTACCAAAATAATTAGTATTCCAGTTGTTATCATTATCTGATCTATACAATGTCTTTACGCATGTAAAATTAGGTTGTGTTTTATTATTTAAGGAATTTGTCATACCTATCCATAATATATTACTAGAATAACTACTATATCCCCAAAAATATAAATCACCATTTTGCCCCTTTTTATTAGTTCCACAAACTTCACTTTTATTTGTTTTAATTTTTGTAGTAACATAATTATAATTGCTAGTATTTATTTTAGTAATTTTCCAAACTTTATCAGAATCAGAAGAGGAATTAGTAGGATTGGAAATTGTTTGTGCAGATAATTTTAAAGAAGTACTTTTAGTATCAGCCCAATTACATGTGCTAAGATATTTATTGCCTTTACCAAAATTAATTAAATTAATATCATCACCATTATTAATATTTTGATTATTAACTTTATTGTTATTGGATGGATTATTAATTTCAAAAATAACCTGAATATTAGAATTAGATATATTATTTTCGATTAATCCTATATCTGAACCACCATTACATCTATTTTTACTTGTATTTAAAATTGATAAATTTGCTTTTTTATTAGTAAAAAATGTAGATTCTAATTTAGGACTATTATCTCCGACATACTTTAATATTATTTTATCATTATTTTTTACAAATTGATTATAATTATTTAATTTATTTTGTAATTCTTTAATTGGATTACTTCTTAAAATCATAAAAACAGCTGCACCTTTTGGACCAATTTTTGTTTCTAACTTATTATTGTTATTATAAATATTTGCTTGATAATTTTTTCCGCTAATAGGATATTTATTGTTTAATATGACAAGATCACCATACTTAAGTGATGTTTGTGATGTAAAGTTTCCATTAATGGTTGATGCAAATTCAGTTTTTAACCGATTGATTGAATTATAATTATCATACGGTTTTACATTATTTATTATATTTCCTAATTCGATTGAAGATGAATTAAAAGTATTCATTATTATACTATAATAATAATCAATAAATTATTTATTTGTTTATTTCATTAAATAATACGTTAATAAAATTGTTAAGATAATAGATAAATTAACTGAAATATAACCATATATTAGTTTTTGCTTGTATATATTCTTATTTTCACTAATGGTTTGCATTCTGTTTCTAGTAATTAAAATTTTATTGTTTGATTCATTTAAATCAATTAAATCTTTATTTCTAGTGATCTGTCTATCAATTTGATTATTATAATCAATTAAAATCTTTTCATCATTTCTAACATCCTTTACTAATTTTTTAAAATTATGTAGTATATTATTATTATTATTATTATTGTTTCCAAAATTTTCAATAAAATTTAAAACAAAATTAGATTTTAAGTTATTATTATTTGCATAATCTTCAACTGTTTTTATCATTTTTCCCATTTCAATACTATTTTTAAATGATTCGATATTCATTTACTACTATACAAATACACAATAAAATATTTAAGACTAAAAATATTTTTATATATATGAATTTTAATAAAATTATTGAAACACCTTTTTGTGAAGGTAAAATTTTAGGTATTCCTGAATATTTAAACAGCATATCAAGTTTATATATGTGTTACTTAGGTTATAAAGGATTAACAAATAAAAAAGAGATATATCTTGATATATACAAGATATATTCATTTTTAGTTATTTGTGGAATATCATCATTCTTTTTTCATTATACAATGTTTATTGGATGGAAAATGTTTGATGAATTTACCATGGTACTAACATTATGGCATGGAATATATATATTAAAAAAGATGATATATAATAGAACAAAAATAAAGTTTATTAAATATACTAATTATTTACATATATTTAATTGTGGATTTTTGGTAATGAATTTTTTCAAAGGTTGGGCAGAATATTTTCCAATTTTATTTGGTATAGAAATGACAACATTGTTATATGATTATTACCTGATATCATCTAGATATAAAGATAAGTCATTATATGGATTTTATGGATTATTACTAATGGCACTTAGTGCGGGGACATGGATGATAACAGAAAATTTTTGTAATAAATATTTAATATTTGGTCATGCAGTATGGCATATTGGTATTGCAACAGGTTTGAATAACTTTATTTATTACGTTATTAATATAATCAACGAAGAAGACGATTTTAATAATTGGTGCCTTGTTTAATACAGAGAATTAACAATATTTATATAATATTATAATAATTTTATAATATTATTTTAATTTTGATTTATATTATCGAATCTATGCAGTAATTTGCTTCCAATCACTGGATGAAATACCTGTTGCAATATATGCAATATTATTATTAATACATATTTGTCCAACAAAAGTTGGTGCTTGAATTGTTGGGTCATCCTCTATAATTGTTGGAACTCTTTTTCCAGCGGCTTTAACAATTCCGCTAAAATCAACTGTAAATGCGTCATTAGCATTATTTTCAGTACCATTACCAATAACAAATGCAGTATTATCAGGATCAAACACAGTTGCTGAGCCATTTGTTGTTACAGTAC